CCCAATTTCTCCCCCCGAACCACCCCGTACCGGGTCCGATCAACAGGGTAGGGGGTCGCATGGTCGCCCCGAGAAAGCTCGCCGCAGTCAAGGCCAGCCAGCCGAAACCCCCGCCTGACCTGCGCGAAGCGGTCGCCAACGCGTTGGCTGGGATGACGTGGTTGACCTCGAGCGACGACGCCTTGAAGGCGCTGGCGCTACGGCAGGCGGAGGAGATCGAGAAGGCGCTGGACCGCGCGCGGGAGCTCGAGGCGGTCATGGAGGAGTTCGCCGGCGACAAGTCGATGTACTCCCGCCTCCGGAAGCTCGAGGCGATGTGCGATGTTACCAAGACGGTCGGTTGGCTGGGGCCGCAACTGCAGGGTGTGCTGCGGGATCTGGGTGGGGCACCGGCGGCCCGCAAGGCGCTGCAGGCGGAGAAGCCGATCGGCGGTCGCCTGGCTCAAATCCGGCGCGACGCCGGCAAGGACGACGACTAGATCATTCTTGCGGGAATCCCCGGGGAAACACTCGCGTTTGCAAACGGGGGTGGGGGCGCGTGAACGGCTCGACCACCCCTCGACTGTGGACGAAACCGCTGGTCAACGGTCCCCCCGGACCCTGCGGCTGCGGCTGCGCGTTGACCCCGGCCACCTCCCTGGGGTTTTCGGCGGTTGAGTTCGCGCAGGACGTCATCGGCTTCGATCCGCTGCCGTGGCAACGCTGGTTGTTGATCCACGCCCTCGAGCTCCGACCGGACGGCCGATTCCGGTTTCGCAAAGTCCTGATCTTGGTTGCGAGGCAGAACGGCAAGACCTCACTGGTTGAGATCAAGAACCTCTGGAAGATGTTCGTCCTCCGTGCGCAGGTGCTCGGCACAGCGCAGGACCTGGACGTGTCCGAGGAGTCCTGGGACAACGCGGTGGAGATCTGCGAAGGGCTCCCCGAACTCGCGGTCGAGATCAAAGATGTCATCAAGGTCAACGGCAAGAAGGCGCTGAAGCTCAACAACGGCGCCCGCTGGAAGGTGAAGGCGGCGAACCGCCGCGGCGGCCGGGGTTTCACCGGTGATGACGTGAACTTGGACGAGCTGCGGGAGCACAAGAACTGGCTGCCATGGGGCGCGGTCACCAAGACCACGATGGCCCGGAGGAACGCCCAAATCTGGGCGTTCTCCAACGCCGGAGACGACGAGTCGGTCGTCCTCAACGATATTCAGGCGCAGGCCCGGCTCACCGTTGCCGAGCCCGAGTCGGACATCCAGATGGGCCTGTTCGAGTGGTCCGTCCCGGATGACGTGAAGTGCACCTGCCGCCGTGTCAAGCCGGACCCACACCGCACGGATTGTCAGCTCGCGGACCCGAAATTGTGGGTGATGGCTAACCCGGCCTTCGGCTACATGATTGATCACGACGCGATGCTGTCCGCCCTGAACAGTGACCCGGAAGAGGTCTTCCTCACCGAGAACCTGTGCCAGCGGGTGCCAAGCCTCACCGCGGGCGACATCGAGGCCGCGTCCTGGCAGCGGATGCTCGACACGCAATCCCGGCGGCAGGGCGACGTAACCATCGGCGTCGACCTGAATCCGCAGCAGGACAGTGCCTCCATCGGAATGTTCGGGCTGCGAGCAGATGGCCGGGAGCACATACAGTTGATGGACTGCCGGCCTGGGATCGACTGGGTACCGGACCGGCTGGTAGAGCTGCGGGAGATTCTGAACCCGGTCGGGTACGCGATGGGCCGCAACACCTACGCCGCCCTTGAGGCCGAACTGACGAAGAAGAAGTTCTTGCGACCCGAGAAGCCGGAGGAGCCCGCCCGCGGCAACGTTGCGGTGGTCGCTGGTGCGGACATGTCGGCCGCGACCGGGCAGATGCTCACCGTCTGCCGGCCGATTGTTGGCACCGACGGATCGCTCGACTACCGGGCTCGACACATCGGCCAGCGTGAACTGAACGCGGCGGTCGCCTCGGCCCGGGCCCGCGAGGGAACCGACTCGATCACCTGGTCCCGGAAGGACTCTGGCGGGGATATCACCCCGCTGAACTCGGTGACCGTTGCGAAATGGCTCTACCAGGCGTGGGCACATCTGGTGACCAACGACTACGACGTGATGGAGTCCGTGTACTGATGGGCGTTGAGGAACACGTCACGACCGCCCTTGACGCCTTGGCCCTGCTCCTTCTGGCCGCTGGTGTCCTGTGTGGCCTCTGGCCGCTGATCGCGGGCTGGTCTATCGCATGCGGAGGTGGCGTGGTGTTCCTCGGCGTGCGGGTTATTGACGGAGGCACGGGCCGGTTCCTGGCGAGGTTCCGCAAGGGTTCACCGTGAGCCTGTTCGGCCGACAGTGGCGGTCGTTCCAGGGAATGACTGCCGAGGACTACATCCGGCGGATCGGAGCGACTTCGGGTCGTGCTGCAGTCACGAACGACACGGCGTTGCGGCACTCGGCGGTGTGGGCGTGCCTGCGGTTGCGGGCGAACCTCATCTCGACGATGCCGGTCGACGTGTACCGAAACGTGCTTGGCCACCGGGTTGAGGTTCCGAAACCTCCGGTGCTTGTGTTGCCGGGGGGACCGCGGGTCGATACGCAGGAGTGGCTGTACTCCAGCCAGGTCGACTTGGACCGGGCCGGGAACGGCGTGGGCCTGATCACGGAAGTACACGCGAGCGGACTGCCGGCTCGCATCGACCTGCAGCCCATCAGCGACTGCGCCGTGGTTCCCGCGAAGCAGACGGAGCGCACGCCGGACGGTTGGCAGTGGCGGATCTGCGGGAAGCTGTACTACCCGGACGAGGTCTGGCACGAGAAGCAGTACACCGTGTCCGGCCTTCCGATCGGCCTTTCACCGGTGGCGTACGCCGCGTGGTCGATCAGTGAGTATCTGTCCATTCAGGACTTCGCGTTGGACTGGTTCGGCAATGGCGGCGTGCCGGCCCAGCATCTGAAGAACACCGCTAAGACGCTCACGAGCGCCCAGGCGCAGGACGTCAAGGATCGCTACACCGCTTCGGTGCAGCAGGGTGGACTGTTCGTATCCGGCTCGGACTGGGAACTGAACCTTTTGCAGTCCGAGGCGGCAGGGTCATCGTTCCTGGAAGCCAAGCAGTACGGCATAGGAGACATCGCCCGGTTCTTCGACTGCCCTGGGGATCTGATCGACGCGGTGGTGCGCTCCGGCCACATCACCTATGCGTCGATCACCGAGCGGAACCTGCAGCTGCTCATCATGCACATCGGACCTGCTGTGCTCCGACGCGAAACAGCGTTGGGGAAACTCACGCCCAAACCGCGCTACGTGAAGCTTAACTCCGATGCGCTGCTTCGGATGGACCCGAAGACTAGGGCGGAGATGCTGCGCCTCAAGATCATATCCCGTCAGATCGCCCCGTCTGAGGCCCGTGCACTGGAAGACCTTGAGCCGTTTACGCCGGAGCAGATCGCCGAGTTCGACCACTTCTGGCCGCCCAAGGCCTCACCCGCGACCTCCAGCCCCAATCCGCAATGACCGGAGGAACCATGACCGACCGTGCTCGCATGCTGCAGCGTCGTGCCGCAGCGGCGCAGGCGAACCCGGGCGAGGTGCCGAACGGAACCGCCCGGTCGCACGCCTTCGGGGTGGAGATGCGTGCCTCGACGGTGATCTGGAAAGAGCAGGAGCGGATCAAGCTCGAGGGCTACGCCTCCGTGGTCGAGAAGAAGTACCGCATGTGGGACATCTTCGGCGAGTACGACGAGGTCGTTTCTAAGGGCGCGTTCGACGAGACCCTGTCGAAGAACCCGGATGTGGCGTATCTGGTGAACCACCGCGGCGTCACGATGGCCCGGACCACCAACGGTTCCCTCGAACTTCTGGCGGATGGCAAGGGTCTTAAGACCTTGGCCTACGTCAACCCGAAGCGGACGGACGTTCGGGATCTGGTGACCGCGATTGAGGACCGTGATGTCACTGAGATGTCTTTCGCGTTCCGCATCGATGACGGCGAGTGGAGCGACGACTTCACCGAGTTCCGCATCCACAAGGTGGATCTGGACCGCGGTGATGTGTCAGCGGTGAACTACGGCGCCTCGCCTCACACCTCAGTGGCCGCGCGGCAGTCGGAGATCGTGAACGATGTGCGGCTGCTGCCTGAGGGGGCGCAGCGGGCGGTGGTCGAGGAGCTCAAATCGTCTCTCGACGCCCGCGAAGCGAACGACGACGAGGCGGAGCCGGAGGGGCGGGGCGAGGTAGAGCAAGAGACTGCAGGGACGCCCAGTTTGGATGAGATCCGTACACGGATCGCCGAGGACGTCGGCACGGGGCAGAGCGTGAAACTGGCCCGCATTCGCCTGGCGATGCTCGAAGACTGAAGACTTCCTGGCGCCGGCACTCAGACCGGTACCCGGGCGCATTACCCACCGGCAGTCAGACCGGTGGCCACTCGCATGGACGGCAGTCAGACCGGGATCGCGAGCACCCATTTCCGTGACTACCCGAAGTGGAGAGTGCCGTGAAGCTCGATGAGCTGCTCACGAAGATCGAAGTGGAAGAGGAGGCCACCCTCAAGCGCCGCGACAAGGCCAACGCCGAGGTGGCCATGATCCTCTCCCTGGCCGACCAGGAGGGTCGGGCCAACCTGTCGCAGGACGAGCAGTCCCGCGTCGATGAGCTCTTCGCCACCGCGAACCGGTGCAAGGAGGACCTGGTCGGTATCCGCCAGAAGCTGGCCAGCGCGAGGCAGGCGAAGGAGCAGGAACTGGAGATCGCCGAGGACATCGAGCACCGCGCTCCGACCTCGGCCGCTTCCACGAAGCCGGCCTACGACCGCGTGGCCCGCGTCGGCCGCGAGGAGCGCACGTACTCCCGAGAGGCCGACCCCGGTGGCGACCTGTTCTTGCGGGACGTGGCCGCGTCGTGGCTGATGGGCAACCCCGAGTCGCAGCACCGACTCAACCGGCACATGCAGGAGGAGCGGGTCGAGCGCCCGCAGTACCTCACTCGCGCGGCCGGCACGGGCGCATTCACCGGACTCGTGGTGCCGCAGTACCTGACCGACATGTACGCGCCCGCGGTGGCGAACATGTCGCCGTTCGCGGACATCTGCAACAAGCACCCGCTGCCTCCGGACGGGATGACGGTCAACATCTCCCGGATCACCACCGCTACCTCGGTGGCGGAGCAGACGTCGGAGAACTCGGCGGTCTCCGAGCAGGACATCGACGACACCCTCCTCACGGAGAACGTCCTGACGGCGGCCGGCCAGCAGACCCTGTCCCGGCAGGCAATCGAGCGCGGCACCGGCATCGAGGACGTCACGTTGGGCGACCTGTACCGGCGCTACGCCACGAACAAGGACTCCATGCTCATCAACAAGGCGACGGTCGGTCTGGCGGCGCTGGCGACCACGACCACCTACACCGACGCCACACCGACGGGCGCGGAGCTGTACCCGAAGATCCTCGCCGCCGCCGCCGGTGTGGAGGCGGCGCTGCTCACCTTCGGGCAGCCCACCCACGTCGTCATGCACTCGCGGCGCTGGCACTGGCTCAACAGCCAGCTCACCAGCACGTGGCCGCTGATCTCCCAGCCGGGCGTGGACCCGCGGGCCATCGGCACGAACACCGCCGCCGCCTATGGCACCGGCTTCCGAGGGGTGCTGCCCAACGGCATGCCGGTCGTGGTGGACAACAACATCGTCACCAACGGCGGCACCGGCACCAACGAGGACATCATCTACGTGGTGTGCTCCGACGAGTGTCACCTGTGGGAGGACCCCAACGCCCCGGTGTTCATCCGGGCCGAGCAGCCCAAGGCCGCCAACCTCGGCGTCCTGCTGGTGGTGTACGGGTACTTCGCCTTCTCGTTCCGGCGCTACTCGAACGCGGTCCAGTCCATTTCGGGCACCGGCCTCAGCACGCCTACCTTCTGAGCCGAACAGGAGCTGATCGCGATGGCCACGCTGGTTGTCAGCGCGCCGGACAAACCTGGGCCGAACGTCGCCCAGTTATCCTCGGCGCAAACCGGCAACGGTCAGTCGACCAACGTGGCCGATCGCGGCGGCTCCACCGGAACCGCGTTGCTCACCATCACTACCACGGTGGGCGCAACACCGACGTGCACCTACGCCATTGAAGGCAGCGCGGACGGCACCGACTGGTTCAACGTCGCGTACGCGGACGCCGCTGCTCCGGAGACGCCGTCGGTGGCGACGTTCGCGATCACCACGGCGACGACGGTACGGAAAATCCTCCGCCCCAACCATCCATGGCGAGAGTTGCGGCTTACATACAGCGCGAACACGAACGTCACCAACACGGCTACCCTGCACGTGTTTTGAGGATCGTCCGATCCTGGCCGGTCAAGATCCCGACCGGACGTAGTTATGTGGTCGACCATCTCGAACGCTTGGTTATCGCCAACCACGACTATAATGCCCTATCCGAGTTGGACGACGACATCCTGCTGCTCGAATGGGATATGGCGGTCGCCAAGGAAGACCTCGACCTCTTTGAGGTCCGCGCCGCCGAGCATCCCGAGTCCGTGTTGGTCGCTCCCTACCGGATCTACACTCCCAACGGCATTTGGGCCCACCGAGACTGGGAGGGCGACGGGCCCGGGGCAGCCGGCGCACGGCCAGTGCTCGAGGGTGCGCCGATCTGCAACCTGTTTGGCCTGGGGATGATCCATCTCCCCCGTGACCTGATCCGCAGGTTCATCAGTTCAGGGTGGGCGAGCCACTTCGGGGATTGCGAGTTCTCCATGTGGCACTACCACCACGTGTCCAAGGAAGTACCGATCGACTGGGCTGTCCGCCCGGTCCATCTTCACTGGAGTTGACGGCACATGTCGGAAGACAGGCAGATCGCCGCTCTGCTGCGGGAGCGGGATGCTCTCACTCGGCAGGGAAACACCGAGCGGATCGAACAGGTCGACGCGGAACTGAAGGTGCGCGGCCACGAGCCCCCAGCGACCGAGGACGCGGCGCAGGAGCGCGCCCGCCGGGAGGCCCCTAGGGGCCGCCGTACACAGCCGCAACAGCAGACGGGGGAATGACCCACATGACCGAGCCGCGCGTCTGGGCCTTCGAGGACCCGAACAACCCCCCGGAGCCGTGGGTGTGGGGAGAGAACCCGCCGGATTCGGTGACGATGCAAGTAACAACCGACCAGTCGGCCGTCCGGCGCTACACGCTCGAGCCGGACCTGACCGCTGAGGGTTCCTGGCAGCCGCTCGGCGTGCCGGGGAACTCCCACCCCTGGAGCTACTGGCTCGTGCCGAAGTATGACCCGCTGACCGAGGTCCTCCCGGAGTAGTCGGTGGCGCTGCCCTCGATCGGTTCTCTCGGGACAAACGTCGAGGGCTCGTCTACCTCTCTGGCCATCCCGCTCCCCAGCGGCGTGGTCAACCTCTCGGGTGTCCTGGCGTTGGTGTTTCTGGACAGCACCGCGCAGACCATGACGTGGCCGGGCGGATGGCAAGAGGCCGAGAATTCACCGATCAACGTCTCGCCTACCAGCCACGGCCTGCACGTGGCGTGGCATCGGGCAAGCGGATCAGAGTCCGGGAACGTCACTCCCACGTGGACGAGCTCGACGTTCGCCGCAGCGTTCACGGCGCGCATCGACAACATGGTCACGTCGGGGACGCCGTTCGATTCTCCTACCGGCTCGGCTCACTCGGCAGGATCGAACGTCACGGTGTCGCCGACGGTGAGCACGACCACGCTGGGCGCAGACCGGCTGCTGATCCACGTGGTCACCAACTGGAGCGGCGGCACGTTCACCGCCGACACGTCACCGGTATTCACCAAGCAGCAGCAGTCCCTCGAGAACGTGATGGTGCTGTGCACCCGCGACCAGGCGTCCGCGGGCGGGTCGGGGGACGTTGAAGCCACCTGCACCGGCAGTGACAAGTCCACCGCCTGGATCGGCGGCCTAATCGGAACAACCGGTGGCGGCGCCGGAACCTCCGCGATCCTTTCCCGCCGGCCACGGATCGGCGCACTGCTCGACCTGTGAGGAGAAACCATGGCTGCCCAGCGCGGGGTCTATACCGTCGTCTTCGACCAGCAGACCATCGCCGCCGCATCCGGCGACTACGACCTGTTCGAGCTCGTGCCCGCCGACGACAAGCCGCTCGAGATCGTCGCGATCCTGCTGAGCAACAAGAGCGAGGTTGGGGACGCGCAGGACGAGATGTTGGCCTACGCCATCGTCCGCGGCAACACCACCTCCAGCAACGGCACCAGTACCACGCCCCAACCGCTGGACCCCAGCGACGGCGCTGCATCGTTCACCGCCGAGACGGTGGGTTCAACCCCCGCCACCGCAGGCACGTCGGTGACCCTGATCGCAGACAACTTCCCTGTCCGCGCCGGGCTGAACCTCGTCTTCCCCGAGGCGATGCGGCCGAAGGTATCCCAGGCCAACACCGGCATGTATGTCCGGTTGACCACTGCGGTGGCCGACGACCTGACCCTCTCCGGCACCCTCTGGGTCCGCGAGCTGTGATCTGATGCCGCTGTTCGCCGCGGACCCGGTCTACAGCCTCCTTCAGCGTCCCCGCCGAACTTTCACCGCCGCAGCCGGAACCGCAACTCAGACAGCTATCCCCGGCGGGGCAACAGGCTCCGGCCCGATAGTGGTTGCCACTGGCACCGCGACCATCACGACAGCAGGCTCCGGTGGAGTAGGGGCCGGAGGCACCACTACCTGCTCCGGCGCGAGCAGCATCACGACCTCGGCTGGCCCCACCGTGGCGCAAGGCGCCGGCACCTCCATCGCGGGCGCCGCCACAGTGACTGGTTCATCCAACGTCGGGATCGGACAAGGCGCAACACCTTCACCAACTGGCACCGCCTCAACCGCCAGCCTCCCGGCGGCGGCGTTGGGTGGGAGCGGTCAGACGACCGCCACCGCCACCACACTCCAGGCCGCCATTCCGGGGCCAGCGATTGCGGCGGCCGGTTCACAAGCGGTCACAGGCACGACGACGATCTCCCCATCGGCGGGGGCCACACTGGGTGCCGCAGCCCAATCGGCCTTGTCCGGCACGGCAACCATCTCGGCGTTGCCGGGTGGAACGCTGGGATACGGGTCGACCACCACCGCAACTGCGACTACCCTGCAGGCCGCAATCCCAGGCGGCAGCGCCGGCTCCGGCCGAAGTTCGATCACTGCCGCTGCCGCCATCACCGCGGCGGCAGGGAACGCTTCGGGTGCAGGCGGCACGGTCACCCCTACAGGCACGGCGAGTGCAGCAGCAACGCCTGGCGGTGGCCGGGGTGGTACCGGAGCGGTGACGCCGAGCGTCGTCGTGCTGGCGGTCATTGGCCAAGCGTGGGCCCTCGGCGGCGCGCAGAACATCGCGGTGCAGTTGGTGACCAGGGGCTCGATGGGCCCGGTTTCCCGGACGACCTCGGTCATGAATCCCAAGGATCGCACCGTTGCCGGCATGCGCCCGGTGAATCCATAAACCTCGATTAGGGGAGCAGCACATGGCTAACCGTTGGGCGCCCACGATTCTCAACAAGGCTTTCGCCGGCGGCGCCTCCGACGCCATCGTCCTGGCCACGGACACTCTGAAACTGGCGCTGATGGCCACCGCATACACCCCGGGCGCCGACCTAACCGGTGTTGCGGTGTACGGCGACATCTCGGCATCCGAGGCGTCCGGAACCGGATACGTGGCCGGCGGCGTCACCATCTCCTCCCCAGCGATGACCACCACCTACGCCAACAGCTTCGGCCGAACCTGGGCGACGGCCACGGCCTATGTCGCGGGCGATGTGGTCCGCCCCACGACCGGCAACGCGCACCTGTACATGTGCGCTGTCGCGGGGACTTCCCACGCCACTACGGAACCGACCTGGACGACGGTGTCCGGTAAGGACAACGCCGCGACGGACAACGGTGTGGTGTGGACCGAGATCGGCTCCAGCATCATCAAGTTCTCCAGCTCCAACATCGTCTCCCCGTCGATGTCTTTGACGGGAATCCAGTACGGCTGGATCTACGACAACACCACCACCAACAAGGACCTGATCTGCCTTCTCGACTTCGGCTCGCAGAAGACGTGGACGTCCACTGTGGTCACGTTCACTCCCGACACGAACCTCGGTTGGGTCTACCTCACCCCCGCCTAGCTGCGGCGTTTCCTTCCTCCGATCCGTCAAATCGCTCAGGTTGGGGGATGAATGGCATTCGATCTCGCTGACATTGTCCCGCTCACCGTCAACATTCGCGACTCCGCCGGAACCCTCGCTGATGCTGGCGCCGTCACGTTGACGATCGGCGAGCCCGACGGCACCACGGTCACTCCGGCGGTGACTCACTCGGGAACCGGTGTCTACCAGGTGGACTACGCGCCAACTATGCCGGGCCGGCACACCGTCACTTGGGTAGCGACCGGAGTCAATTCCTGCGGCTTCTCCGACGTATTCGACGTACGCGCTGCCGCACCGCCATACCTAGTATCCCTTGCGGACGTAAAAGAGCAGCTAAACAAGATTGCCACGATTGACGATGAAGAACTGCGCCGACTCGTCGAGGCCGCGACCGCAGCTGTCGAACGACACCTAGACAAGGCGGTAGTCCGCAGGACCGTGGTGGAGAAACGGGACCTCGGTATCCCGAACACGCATGCAGCGCCGGGGATTCTGCAAAGCTTCGTTCTCAGCACCAAACCAGTGCTGTCGCTCACTAGCGTCGTGGCCGCGGATGGTGGGCTCACGTGGAGCCCCGCGAACATGAGCGTTACCGAGGGCGGCGTGGTGCGAGTCCTCGCGGGTTCTGTGGTGTGGGGTCCAGTGACGTTCACCTACGAAGCCGGGATGACGTTGATACCCGCAGAGTATGGCAAGGCGGCGGAGATCATCGTTCAGCATATCTGGCAGGACACCCAGCGCGGCCAGAAGGGTTCACCGAGGGCGGGGCTGGACACACCCGGTGCAGGATTCACATCGTTTGCCTACTCAATTCCCAATAAGGCCCTCGAACTACTCGGGGCCACTATCTCGGGGATCGCCTGATGCCCTCCCGGGTCTTCGACTCGATCGACTCGATCATTGCCTTACTGGAGACTGCCGGCCTGACTGTCCTCGATGGAACCGGGCTCACTGGCGACTACCAGGCGTCGGTGTGGGTCGGATATGACGGTGACCCTGATGGTGACTGGAAAGTCGCTGACATCGATCAGGAATGGGCCGGACTGGGCACGAGGGCGCGCAACGAGATGTTCGACGTCGTCTGTGCGATCGTCGCTCCCTACGACGGGGAGTCGGTGAAGTCCGGTCGGGACAGCGTGAAAGCCCTGTTCGCCACAGTGGAAAGCACCCTACGAGCCGACCCCTCGTTCGGATTCAGCTCGCCCTACATCGCGGGAGTCCAACCCCGCCAACTGTTCAACGACGAAGCCGGAGCACGGCTCGTCTTCTCCATCACCGTCAAGACCCGCGTCTAGGGAGATTCCATGCCCAAGTTCAGGCTGCGCTCAGATGCCCAGCCCGTCACGATCCTCGCCCGCCCAGGATCACCGGACGCGTTCGCGGTTGAGCCGGGCCAGGTCGTGGATGTCCCCGGCCAGCTCGTTACGTCGCGGGAGGCCAAGAAGGACGAGGCCGTCGAGCCTCTGCCTACCGACGCCTACATTGTGGCGCATGGGGACGAGGAGAGGGCGTGGCCGCACGCCCTGTGGGAGTTCGTCGATGACAAGCCGGCAGCGCCGGCCGTGAAGGAGAAGTAATATGGCCACCGGTACTGGAGAAGACGCACAACTCGGGCTGGCGTCGGAAACCCCGTGGGGAACCCCCGCCACGGTGACCCGGTTCCTCGAGTTCAACAGCGAGAGCGCGAAGTTCAACCCGAAGTTCCTGGAACCCACGGGCCTCCGTCCAGGCGTGTACTTCAAGCGGGCGAACCGTGTGCAGGTGGCCAGTTCGGACGTCACCGGCGACTTCGAGGTGGAGCACGCCACCAAGGGCATGGGCCTGCTGTGGCATCACGCCCTTGCGTCGGCCACAACCACTACGACGGTGATTACAGGCACGGCGTACAAGCAGATCCACACCCCCGGCGGGTACAACGGGCTGGGCTTCACCCTCCAGATCGGCAAGCCCGAGCCGTCTGGCACGGTGCGGGCCCACACCTACCTCGGCTGCAAGGTCACCGGCTGGGAGTTTAGCGTCAAAGAGCAGGCGATCCCGACGCTGAAACTGACCGTGGACGCCAAGTCCGAATCGACGGCGACGGCGCTTGCCGCCGCGTCATATCTCAGTGGCTCAACGGTGTTCAACTTCAGTCAGGTCACCAACTTCAAACTGGGCGGCACTCCCACCACCTCGGCCGGCGAGACCACGATCGGCTCCGGTGTGACGATCGCGACAATCGTCAAGGACTTCACCCTCACAGGAAAGGTCCCGCTCGCGACCGATCGTTTCGGACTCGGCAACGCCGGGTTGAAGGCCGAGCAGATCGGACCGAACGGCACGCCGACGATTACCGGCAAGCTGAGTGCGGAGTTCTCCAAGACCGAGTTCTACGACGTGTTCAAGGCGAACACCACCGTCCCCCTACAGATCGACCTGCAGGGCGGGATCATCGGTGCCACCGCCAGCAACTACCTGCTGTCGTTCATCCTGCCGGCCATCAAGTTCAAGTCGGCTCCGCCGATGGTGAGCGGGCCGGATATCGTGCAGATGACGGTGGACTTCGAGGCGTACAGCAACGAGGTTGACCCGGTGATCCAGGTGAAGATCCAGTCGGATGAGGCCACGGTGGTCTGATGGCCACGGCCGGGATTTCGATCTCTTCGCAGGGCGTCAAGGAGTATCGAGATCTGGCCAGGCGACTTCGTGAGGCGGGACGCAGGGAACTGCGGGCCGCCCTGCGAAAGCATATCGCCGACGCCGGCCGACCTGTCCTCGACGAAGTGAGGACGGCGGCGCGGACGCTCCCAGTGTCCGGTTCGCGGGGCGGTGGGACGGCGCAGCGGAGACGGTTCGCCACGGCGAACGCATCGGACAAGCGGAAGCTATCCGCAGGTCGCCGGAAGGTCGGGTTACGGCGATCGATCGCGTCCGCAATCAAGCTTCAGGTCACCGCGCGAGGTGTGCGGTTCATCGTGAACTCGACCCAGCTCCCGCCCGACCAGCGGACTCTGCCGCGCCACCTGGACAGCCCCAAAGGCTGGCGACATCCAGTGTTCGGCAACCGCGAGCAATGGGTCCATCAAGAGGGCAAGCCGTATTTCGCGACCACGATCAAGAAGCGGGCGCCGCAGTTCCGTCGGGCGATTCTCGATGCCATGGAAGAGATAAGACGCGAACTTGAAGGGTGAAGCAGGGTGAATGTCAAGTACGTGCTCGGAGACCGCGAGTATGAGTTCGACGGTGAGATCAAGGTCGAAGAGGCGATGGCTCTCTACGACAAGACGAACTGCGGACTCAACGAGATGGACGCCGCACTCAACAGGGGGAATCCGTACGCGATTGCGGCGTGGATGTTCATGCTCAAGCGCCGCGCGGGGGAAGCGGTCCGGTGGCAGGACATGCTGAAGCTTGATGTGCGAACCTTCAACGTCATCGTCCCTGAGGCTGCCGACAAGGGGGAAGGCGAGGGCGATGCGGTTCAGTTGCCGGACCCTACCCAGCCCGATGGAACGACCCCCGAGAGCGCTACTACCGGTACCTAGTCGCGTTCAGTTTCCATCCGCTGTCCTTGCGGCCCGGTGATATCAAGGCTCTCACCCTGACCGAGTTCGACCTGTATGCGGAAGCGGTCGAAGCCCTGGCAAAGAAGTCGGAGGGTGACCGATGAGCGACCTCTCCTTCAACGTCATCGCGCTGGACAACGCGAGCCGGACGTTCATCAAGCTGTCGGAGCAGGTTGAGCGGTTCGCTGAGCGGCTGGACAAACTGGACCGCAAGGACGTCAACGTCAAGGTCGACGTCAAGACCGACAAGGCGATCGGGAACATCGATCTCCTGGAGACGCGGTTCCAGAAGATCGCCGCCGGCATCATCGCCACCTCGGGGTTCGCCGGGGCCGCGGTCATCGGTGGGCTGGGCGCGAGCTTCATCGGCATTGCGGGGTTGGCCCAGAAGTCCAACAAGGACGTCCAGGAATCCTTCCAGGGGCTGTGGCGCAACATCGTCGCCACATCGCGGAACGCCACCGACCAGCTCGTTCCGCAGATCGTCGGCGCCGGGAACGCGCTGAGTGCGGAGGTTGTGAAACTCGGTCCGGAGATTGACCGCGCGTTCTCCTTCGCTGGGCCCAGCATCATCGCGCTGACCAACGGTCTCACTGCCATGGCGGACAACGCCATGCCTGGCGTGACCGACGCGATGCAGAACTCCCTGCCGGTGATGGAGGGGTTCTCCTCGCTGATGGGGCAGATCGGCACCAGTGCCGGCCAGACCCTCAGCGAGTTGTCCGAGCACAGCGACGAGTTCGGCGTCAGCGTCCAGTCGCTCGGCGGGGTTGTGTCGGCTGCCGGTGGTGTGGCGACGTCGGTAATAGTTGACCTGAACCACGTCTGGGCGCAGAACGCCGGCGGGATCGTCGCGGCCACCGAAGGCGTCGGTGAGTCGATCACCGGCGTAGCGGGCGGGGCCGTTCCGGTTCTCTCTGCGGGTCTACAGGTGCTCACCGGCGTGGTAACCGGGGTCACCGACGTGTTGGGCCCGGTGGCGCCGATCCTGGGCACGGTCGGCACTGCCGCACTGGCGACATGGGCCGCGATCAAGCTAGCCGGCCTCGCCACGACGGGAGTAAACCTCCTTGCAACCGGGGTGCTGAACCTCGGCGCAAACATGGAGGCCGGCGCCACCAAGGCGGCAGGGTACATTGCGGCCCAGCGCGGCGTGGCGGTTCAGTCTTCCGCTACGGCCGCGGCAGTGACGGTGGCGGGCGCGGCTACCGCGCGAGCCTCCATCGGGTTCGCGGCGGCGGCATCTTCGCTGGCTGGCCCCATCGGCTTGGCTCTCGTTGGTGGAACGATCTTGTTCGGGCTTCTCTCCGATAGCCAGGACCACGCGGCAGAGTCCACGCTACAGTTGAAGGCCGCGACGGACGCGTTGACCTCGGCGTTCCAGACCAGCCACGGCGCGGTGAGTTCGGCGGTGGAATCCACTCTCCAATCTACCGAAGTGTTCAAGCAGGCGGCAGCGGCCGGAAAGCTGTTCGGAATATCACAAGCGGAGATTCTCCGGGCCGTTGTGGACGGCGGACCGGCCCTGGACGCACTTCGCGAGAAGATTAGCAAGCTCCCGGCTGACTTCGGGATCGCTGCACAGGGCGGCAAAGCCCTGCAGGTTCTCATCGACATCTTTGACCGGGGACAAAAGGAGGCGGGGGAGTTCGCCGCCGCTCAGGTTCAGGTCGGAAGCAACCTGCTCCGGACGTCTGAGTACCAAATGGGTGCCGCCCGGACTGCCTCCGCTCTCGGTCTCGGCTTGAGTGAAGTGGCGGGCGGGTTCCGTATCGTCATAGCGTCGGGCCAGGGCGCGTCGAATTCACTACAGGATGTGTCGGCGGCGTTCATCTCGACCCGACTAGCGGTCGCGCAGGCGGTCTCGGGAATCCAGGAGCATTTCATCGCCGCCGACCGGGCCGTTGAGCAGGCGCAGACCAGCCTAGCCGACGCGAACCATTCCTACGCCGCGTCAGCGCGGTCGGCGGCCGACGCCCAGCACTCGCTAGCCGGGGCGCAGCGGGCACTGCGGGACGCCTACGCCGGGGTTGGGACAGCCCAGCAGGCGATGGTCCGAGCCCAGGATCAGGAGCGCCGCGCACAGTTGGCGTTGAACGAAGCTCGACAGCAGGCCATCCAAGACCTGAAGGAGCTCCACCTTCAGATGGAAGGCCAAGTCGTCAGCGAACAGCAGGCGCGGCTGCGGCTATTCGACGTTCTGAAGGAAGGCGAAGGTCTGGGCATCACGGCCGCCAACGCCAAGACGATCGCAACGCAAGAGATCACCGACGAGAACGAGGACAAGGTCAAGGCCGCGCTGGAGATTGTGTCCGCGCAGAACTCCTTGAACGAGGCGCTGAACTCGGGACAGAAGCTCCGTAAAGAGGTCGCCGAGGCCGACGCTGCGGGGGTGGACGGCGCGAAGGGCGTTGTCTCCGCCCAAGAGTCGTTGCGGAGCGCTCACGAGCAGGTGGCGTCGGCGATGGGTTCGCTGACGAAGGCGCAGCAGCAGGTCCAGGACGCCAACTACAGCCTCAAGAGGGCGCATCAGGCAGTCGAAGATGCCGAATACCAGCGGGAGCGATCCGCGAACCGGGTCCGGCTGGCCCAACTGGCGCTCAAGGACGCGCAGGACGACGCCTCACGATCCCTGGACATCAACACCCAGGCAGGGCAGAACAACCTGCGGCAGATTATGGGACTGTGGACGGCAATCGCCGCCACAGGGATGAGTACGCAGGACAAGTACAACACCATGATCGCCCAAACGGCAACGGCGTTCGGTATGAGCACCGAAGCCGCCCAGGGGTTCCTGACTAAACTGGGACTGATCCCGCCGGATTTCAAGTTCAACGTGACCGCGGTCGCTGGCGCGGATCTGCAGGCGATCACCGAGCAGACCATCAACGGTGTCAAGATCTTCACCTCCAGTCTTGGCTCTGGCGGTGTCGCCTCGTCCGGTCGTCTCGCCGCTGGTGGTCGTGTGATCGGGCCCGGTGGCCCTACGGACGACATGGTCCCCCTGTGGGGCTCCCACGGCGAGTTCATGCAACCAGCCGATGCCGTCAACTACTACGGCGTCGGGACCATGGAGATGATCCGGCAGAAGAAGCTCCGCATCATCGGCGGAGACGGCGCCATGATCCCCGGCTACGCCCGGGGCGGGTTGATTGACGCGTTCGCGGCGCTCACCAACCTGTCGACGGCCTATCTCACCAATGTCAACGCTCTTGAGGTGATGGGGCTCCCGCACCCGCCGCAGTTGCCGAAGTACGTCCCACCCTCGGTGATCGCCGGACCTGGTGGGCCGGTCAACTTCACCCCTGGTGCCGGGGTGGCTCAGTGGACTCCGCAGATCCTGCAAGCCTTGAGTCTCCTCGGCCAGCCCAGTACCTGGCTGGCCACGGTCCAACGAAGAATGAACCAGGAGTCCGGCGGAAACCCGACCGTGGTGAACAGGTGGGACAGCAACTGGGCGCGCGGCACGCCTTCGGTGGGGCTTATGCAGGTGATCGGCCCGACGTTCCGGCGCTGGGCGGGACCGTTCCTGAACACGCCACCGCAGATGTACGGAACATCGGTTGACCCGCTCGCGAACATCTTCGCTGGCCTCAACTACGCCATCCACCGCTACGGCTCCCTGTCCGCCCTGAACCGGCCCGGTGGCTACGACAACGGCGGCGCGATCATGCCGGGCTGGACCCCGGTGTGGAACGGAACCGGAAGGCCGGAGAACGTCCGCTCCGCTAGCGCCGAGGACGCGCTTCTGCAGGCGATCAAGGCCAACCGGCCAGTGAAGAACTTCAACCTCAACGCCACCGTGTACGAATCCACTATGGACGTGCGTGACCAGTTCCGGCGCATGGAAGCACTGGAGTTGTCGTGACGGAGACCGTGGTGTGGGTAGACGCCGATGGAGGGCAAACCACCCTCGAGGCCGAGGTGGGAATGGCGGCAGTCTCTGGCCGTTTCATGCCGCCGGCGCAGCATTCTGAGGACGTCGTGCCCGGACAGCCGGGGGCTCGTCTCCGCTCCAGCCGGCACGACGTCCACGAGATGGTCATACCGTTCTGGTTCAATGCCGCGTCTGATGGAGCGCTGCGGACCATGATCCGATCAGTAATCGACCTGATGGACCCGGTCCGAGGTCCCGGCAAACTGCGGGTCACTTCGCCTCTCGGTGATCAGAGGGAAATCACCTGCGTCTACTCCGACGGCCTCGGTCTCGAGGAACGCCTCGGGGAGTCTAGCGGGGCCTTCTCCCAGCTCGCCCCAGTTGCCTTCCGCGCGCACGACCCTTACTGGTACGACGTCAGCCCAATGACCAACGACTACCAGGTCACCTCGACCCCGAGTTTCTTCCCGATCTTTCCGATGCGGCTGACGGCAAGCGAGCTGGTGGTGGACGCGACGATCGTCAACGACGGCTCGGTGGAGACGTGGCCGCAATGGGCAATCTACGGACCGGGCTCGGCCATTGCGTTGCGGAATCTAACCACGGGCAAGAACCTGCTAATGTCCACCGCCACCCTGACCGCGGGGCAGACGATCACGATAGATACCCGGCGGGACTACAAGTCCGTACTACAGGATGACGGGACCAACTTGTGGCCGCTGGTGGACCTGGGTTCGTCGCTGTGGCCGCTCGCGCGGGGAACCAACCGTGTGCGGCTGGAGATGGCCGGGGTCACCGCGGGAGTTTCCCGGCTTAGCTTGTCCTACAAGAGAGCCTTCCTGTCGCCATGACTACGTGGACGGTGTACGCGCGGGACGCCTCGCTGCGTCGCCAGGGCGAAGTGGACGACTTCGCTGATCTCGAAGCTGTGCGTCGGTGGAACGACGTGGGGACGTGGACGATTACCGTCGACCGCCGTTCACCACTGGCCGATGTGTTGCGCCAACCGGGGGCGGGCATCCTCATCACCCGAGACGATGCGGTGTGGATGGGCGGCAGTTGGGACAAGGAGCAGCACTCCGTCGAGGGCGGCAAGGAAGTCCTGACACTGTCAGGTAAGGACGACAACGTCTGGCTGAAACGGCGTCTCGCATCCCCGTGCCCGGCGGAGATGTTGCCCCCGTACACCACCCAGGCTTATGACGTGCGGACCGGGGTGTGCTCCACGATTCTGCGGCAGTACGTCGACGTGAATCTCGGTCCGGGATCTGTGTCGACCCGGCGGCATCCGTTGGTGACGATCGGCTCGGATCCTGCGGTGGGAAGCACGGTCACCGGCCGGGCGAGATGGCAGCTTCTCCTGCCGTTGCTGCAAGAACTGGCCACCAACGGTGGCATCGGGTTCGCCCTGGCGCAGGTGGGCACGACGTGGCAGTTCCAAACCATGGCTGCGGTGGACAGCACGGCGGCCGTGAAGTTCTCCCGGGAACTGGGGAACTTGGCTGAGTTCTCCTATGAGGGCACCGCACCTGAAGCGAACTATGCGTTCGTGGGTGGTGGTGGAGAGGGAACCGCCCGGACCATCTACGAGAAGCCGGACTCTGCCTCCATCGCGGCGTGGGGCCGGATTGAGGGCGAACTTGTGGATCGCCGCGACACAACAGTCACCGCGGAGCTCGCCCAGGCCGCCACTGAAGCCCAGACCGATCGCGGCGCCAAGTCGATTCTGTCGGCCACGCTGGTGGACACGACGCAGATTGCCTACGGCCGTGACTATGACATCGGAACCAAGGTCACGATCGAGCTCGACAACCCGGGATCGACGGACGTTGTCCGGGACCTCGTCCGCCGAGTGACGTTGAAGGGTGATGAGGACGGCTTCACCATCACTCCCGCCGTGGGCCCCGAGGGCACTCAAGACGCGGGGCTGCAGGTATACCGAACGATCCGGGAACTCCGCGGGCGCGTCATCGACCTCGAACGGAGATGAGCCGTGGCCGATGTTTTGTCGGACATAGTTACGATCGCCACCGACACCACCTTCCAGGGCAAGGTGGCGGCCGGCATGGCATGGAAGGCCAACTTCATCTCCACGCAAACCCTCGCAATGGAGGCCCCCACGCAGACGGACAAGCTGCGACTGCAGTTGGCCCGGGAGATCATGCTGGCGGCCGGGGATTCGCAGTACAAGCTGGCGTTTTCCTGGGCGGTGGCGGCACTTCCCGACATTGCCGATGCGTCCGCCTCGGACAGCGCGATCCTGTCGGCGATCGATTCCTTGTGGAATGTCATAGCAGGCGTGACGGTGTAAGGGGATTCCGTGGCCACGAATATGGATGCGTTCAACCCGTTTGACGGGGTCTCTGTGGAGGAGGCGGAATGGCGTGCCTTCATGCGCCGGTCCTCCGTCTCGGGGGTGCTGCGGAACGTCGGGTCCGAACTGGCGGTGTTCGGGGACAGTACGGGAATGCAGGTGAAGGTTCCGACTGGCGAGGTGTGGACTGAGGGCCATTGGGGGTCGGTCACGGCACAGAAGACGCTGGCAATCACCTCGAACTCGTCGGGCAACCCCCGCAAGGACCTCGTGGTTGCACGATGTGATTTCACCAACAACCGGGTCGAGTTGGACGTCTTGGTGGGCACTCCCGCCGCGACCCCGCTAGTCACGCTCCCGACCCAGAGCGTGAGCATCTGGGAAGTGCCCCTGGGGATTGTCACCGTCGCCTCGGGCGCGGTCACCATCGCAGCGTCCAACGTTGCCGACGCCCGCCAGTGGGGCGGTCCACCCGTCGCGACCGGGCAGGACGACTTCCTGCTGTATGGCGATCGGGTGTCGTCAGCTAACCGTATCTACGCCAACACCGAAGGGTTGCTGGCGAACGGTGAGGTCCGGTTCATCCGCTTCCATTCCTTGGGCGCCCAGACGGTTACCCGATTCCGGTGCTTCACCACGGTCGCGCAGGTCGCTGGAACGACTGAGGTGCGGCTCTTCCGTGGTCTTCGTGGCAGCGAACTCTCCACCTTCCAGGATGTCACGGTGGCGCTCACTGCGACTGGCATGGTGGACGTCGCGCTGTCATCGTCGTGGACCCTGCGCCCAGGGGAAATGATCGTAGCTGCATTTCGGGTGAATGGCGCGTCCACCCAACCGAAGATCATGGCGATCAACTACACCACGACGACGGGGAACTGGTCGCTGCTGAACCCAGATCCCACGGGTAAGTACATGCTGTCGGGCTTCAAGACGACCACTATGCCGTCGAGCCTCAACATACACGACGGCTCGTGGTCGCTGAGCAACATCTTCTACTGGTGCGGCCTGTCGTAACCGAACATTCCGATCTAGCAGCGGGGAATACTGCGATGATCACAATCAAGTCAGGTCGGCATCCGCTTGCCGTCAGCCTCCTAGGTTTCCTGGCACTGTCCGGCCTTAGCGGCCTGGTGACCTACAGCCGGAGTGCCAGCGGGACGATTCGTTCTCTGCCTAACCCGCTCGGAGTTGTGTTCTATGTGGTGCTCTTCGCGGGTTCGGCTATCGCAATCGTCGGGGTGTTCACCCGCGGCCTGCTAGGGCCACTGCTGGAGCGATCCGGGTTGTGCATGCTGTCGGGCCTTCTGCCCTGCTACGCCATTTTGGCCATCGCGCGCACCGGGTGGCCGGCGATGTTCGTCGCCTCCATCTTGCTAGGACTGGCGGTGGGCTGCGTGTGGCGGATTGTCCAGATCGGCCGGGAGATGAAGTTGGTGCGCGTCGGTGCGGCCCGTGTCGGCGCGATGGATGAACTGGGAGGACGGCGTGAACGTTGGCGAGCTGCTGGCCATCGTCACAGGGGCGGGCGGTCTCCTGGGGACGATCGCGGCGCTGATCTACATCCGCCCGCAGCTTCGGAAACTGACCGCAGAGGGCAGCAAGACCCGAGCTGACGAGGCTGCCGTGCTAACGACCACGTCTCTGAGTCTGCTGCGGCCGGTCGAGGAGAAGGCAGCCAAGCTCGAGGCGCAGTTGGAGCGCGCCGAAGCGAAGATCGCCGAGCTCGGCCTCAGCTTGTACACGGCGAATGCTCGCGCCGATGGGCTCGCCAGCAAATTGAGCGGCGCGGAACGCACCATCCAATCGCTGACTGATCGTTTGCAGCTCGCGCAACAGCTGCTCACCGAGCACGGGGTCCCGTTCCCGCCCGTGGAAGGTTAAGCAAGCAGGGGACCTGAAAGGGTGAGCAAATGGCCGCATGGCTTGACTTCTCCGGCCGACCCCCCGGAGCCGCCGCTATCAAGGCACGCGGCTATGCCGGAGTGTTGCGCTACATCGGCCTCGGCAACGAGGGCAAGCAGATCCACCGCGCCGAATACGAGGACTACGTCCGCCATGGCCTCGGTGTGCTGCTGGTCGCCGAACTCGGCACCGGTGACGCCTGGGATGCGCTGGACGACTACGCCACCGGCCGTGCCCGCGCCATGATCGCTCTCGAAGACGCGCGTCGGGAAGGCGTACCGGACTCGGTGGGGATCGCGTGCGCCGCCGATGCGCACGCCTCGAGTGCCGCCCAGATCCGCGACGCCGTGCAATACGCCGCGGGGTTCGCCTCGGTGCTCGGCTGGGAGCGCACCGGGTTCTACGGCTTTTCCGAGACCTCACAAGCGGTGCACGCCGCAGGGGTCGTGGGCTGGCACTGGCGCTGCGGCTCCGAACCGTCCAGCGAGGACAAGAAATGGGTCAACTTCTGGCAGCGCAACCGTCCCCCCAGCACGGTTGTGATCAACGGAACCACCTGTGACATCAACGAAGCATTCGCACCACTGCAGGGAGATGACATGCCACTCACTCAGGCCGACCTGAACTTCTTCTGGGACGGCACCATTCTGGACGGCAAGACGCCCCGGCAGCGACTGGAGCAGGTCGAGGGATATGGCGAGCGGGTCACGCACACCGAGGCGATGGTCACCGAGCTCGCGAAGCAGGTGACCGAGGTGCGGGATGCCATCGCGAAGATCCAGGTCGGTGGCGTCGACGTCGCCGCCCTCGCCAAGGCCCTCGCCGACGAACAGGACCGCCGCGCCCGCGACGGCGACCCCACCACCGGACCCACCACCTGAAGGGAACCATCAATGCTCGAATTCCTGAAGAAGTACGCCAGATCCCTCGTCGCCGTCGTTGCCGCGGCTGTCGGCGCTGTGGTTGCCGCGAAGACCGGCGACGGGCAGGTGGACCCGTCGGAGTGGGTCAACGTGATCCTGCTGACCGCTGGTGCCGCCGCAGTGTTCACCGCCCCCGACGTGCCGGGTGCGTCCCGGACGAAGCTGGTACTGGCCCTGGTTACCGCCGGCTGCACTGCCGCGGTGTCGCTGGTGAACGACGGCATCTCGTGGACCGACGCCTGGCAGATCCTCGCCGCTGTTCTGGCGGTGCTGGGGATCTCGGTGGCGCCCTACACGCCCCTGGCGGGTCCGGGCGAGGTCATCGGTCAGTTCCGGAAGCCCTGATCGGGCGCCAGTCAAACCCGGAAGGCGGGGATACCTTCCATCACCCGAAGGAAACCCGCATGTCCAGAAACCGCGTATCCGCGATTCTGTCGATCGTCATCGTCACTCTGGCCCTGGCCCTGGCCGCGATCGGCGTCACCTCGGCCACCGGCCCCGACCCGGCCCCGCTCACCCAGGCCCTGCAGCGCACCTGCACCACCGACGCCTCCGGCTACTGCACCGTGACCCACACGCTGGGCGTGGTTCCGGAGGCTGCGGTGGTTACTCCGGTCATCTCGGTGGGGTGGCTGGACTACCACTTGTCGGTGGTCGCTGGTTCTCTCACCGCCACATCGGTGCGGGTGCGGGCGATGCGCACCGACACCTCCCCGCGGGCGAGTCTGCCGATTACGTTCAGCCTGGTGGTGTACGGCTCCGCGCCGGCACCGACGACCACGGTCCCGCCGACCACAACGACGGCAGTCCCCACCACCACCCCGCCGGTCACCACGACCACCACCCCGCCGCCGGGCGGGTTCCCCGACGCCTCGAACACTGGTGTCCCGGCCGGCACAACGCTCGAGGTCGTCAACGGTGACGTCACCATCACCACGGCCAACGACACAGTGGACGCCAAGGACATCCGCGGTTGCGTGGAGGTCCGGGCGCCCGGGGTGACGATCAGCCGGTCCCGCATCTCCTGCGACAGCTTCCTGGCCATCGCCTACTTCGACACCGGCACCACCCCCGCCGCGCCCCTGACGATCCGGGACTCCGAGATCGACTGCCGGGACACCACTGGCCGGACCGCGATCGGTGAAGCGAACATCGTGGCGCTCCGGGTGAACGTGCATGGCTGCGAGAACGGGTTCGACGCCAACCAGCACGTGACGGTGAAGGACTCCTACATCCACGACCTGGCCAACAGCGCCGTGGCGCATACCGACGGCATCCAGTTCGCCCACTACCTCAACGGCTCGACCGAGGTGAACCACGCCCGTGACATCACCGTGGACCACAACACCATCTACGCCAACGCCGGCACCTCGTCGGTGATCTCCAACCCATCGGGAGATGAGGACATCCTGGTGCAGAACAACCTGCTGGCGGGTGGGGCGTACAGCCTGTATTGCGACTACAACGGCACGGCCAGCAACTACCGGGTGTTGAACAACCACTTCTCGACGCTGTTCTACCCGACGGTGGGCGCGTTCGGCCCGTGGACCGGGTGTGAAGACGAAGCCCAGGTGAGCGGGAACGTCTACCACGACGGGCCCCAGAAGGATCAACCAGTTCCGTTCTGACGAGCACGCTCATCATCATGCTCACGTGACCCCCGCCGCGCACCCCCCAGCCCGCGGCGGGGCCAGCTCCCCCGAGCTCCTCGGATACCCCTGCATCCGGGTTGCAGCTCGGGGGAGCGCAACACGCCACAATCGGATGGATCCGCGTCCGTCCGGCAAAGCGTAGGTTCGGTTCACCAGCTCCGGTCACGTCGAGAGACGTTGCCAGGGACGGGTGGCGGGGCCTGTGTGCGACCACAGGGCCCGCCAACGTCGCACCTTTCCCTCTCACAGGAAGACGCACCGGACACCATGCCAGACTCCGCCTACCCGCGCACGCCTGACAGCGCCATCCAGCCCTTCGTGTTCCCGGACACCGCGCAACAGGTCCGGGTCGTCCTGATCGACGGCGAACCGTGGTTCGTCGCGGCCGACGTGTGCTCGATCCTCGGACACCGCAAGGCTGCCGACCTGGTGCGTCGGATGGACGCTGACGAGTATCGAGTACTCCAGCCGTGGGAGTTTGCCCAGTTCACGCTAGGGGCGGCGCATGACCCTAGGTTGTCGGGTCAGCTGGTCACCCTGTTCAGCGAGGCGGGGCTCTACTCCGCAATCTTGTGGAGCTCCAAGGCGGAGGCGAAGGCCTTCAGGCGGTGGCTCACCCACGACGTACTGCCGTCCATCCGGCGCACCGGCGCGTACGGCCAACTACGGCCACTGTCCCGACGCGAACTGGCCGAGAACTGGGCGGATGCCGAACGTCGCGCGGAGCTCGCCGAAGCTCGCCGCGCTGAGCTCGAAGCCGTGACGGAGGAGATGGCGCCCAAGGTGGACGCCTTCGACGCCTTCATGGAGGCGGACGGCACCTACTCCATGGGCGCGGTGGCGAACATGCTCGGCATCGGCCGGAACACCCTGTTCCGCCGTCTGCGCGAGGACGGCGTCCTGCAACGGGACAACCGGCCCTATCAGCGCCACGCCGCACACTTCAAGGTGATCGGCGGCAGCCACGACCAGAACGGGCGCGAGATGGCCCACTACACGACGTACGTACACCCGTCCGGCGTCGACTTCATCCGTCAGCGCCTGTTCCCGCCAGGCAGTCAGCTCACGCTCGTCAGCTAACGCAAAGCCCCTAGGCCCCCGACCTCCCCGGCTCCCCTGCTGCCGGGTCGAGGTCGGGGGCCTGCTTTGTCGTCTCTGGGATGAGTCGGCGCATGGGCTCGAGCACCAACCAGACGTAGCCCGCCGCGCCGCCGGTGACGGCGCACACGACGAGCCCGTAGAGGCCGCCGTAGAGCAGCGCGACACCGTCAACCAGCAGCAGGGCGACACCCACCCCGAATTGCTTCAGTCCTGGCCGTAGGCGCGGGCGAGATAGCACGCGTCACACTCCCTCAACTGCCGAAGCATCGGTTCACGACAGGTGGGGCAGCGGCGGAAGAAGATCCAGCCCAGCAACTTCCCTAGCATGGGTTGTTAGTCGCTGGATGCGGGTGGAATGTTGCAGGCCGCGATCATCACTCGACCCGTGAGCTGATCATCTGATCACATTGGTTGCAATACACCCCGACCGTCACGGTGCCGTCGGGGTTGCCTTCCGATGCTTCGTGGGTGCCGCCGTTGTGCTGGCAGTCGGCCATGTCAGTCCCCTTCGTTGCTGGTCAGCCATCCGGTCGGTTTGTTGTCGCACACCCGCTCATGCTCGCGTAGCGTGGCCATGTCGTTGGCTTGCCGCCTGCACCCCCACATGCACTGCCAGGGATGGATCGGCGGCGGCGCGGGACGCGGATGGGCCATCGGGTTACCTCGGTCCGCCCAGGTCGAGGCGGGCTGGGGACGCAGCCGAGTCGCGTTCCGTTGCGTCCCCAGCCCTTGCCCCCTGCTCCAGGTCGTAGGACAACGTCGCCATGACCACCGACAGCCGGTGCCGGTCCTCGGCGCCGAGCTTGCCGGCCAGCAGGTCCGCCGCCACCACTCCCAGCGAGTCC